AGCCGACCACACAAGACACCAAAACCATGCCTTTTCTCAGCAAATCAGCCTCAGCAGCAGTTACCAGCAACGGAAGCAGTGGCGGCGGCTACCTCAGCCTCAGCAAGCTTCCCGATGGTGGATCCGTCCGTTTCGCCCTACTCATTGACCAGCCTCTGGAGTTCTACGAGTGCTGGGGCGCAGCCAACGGCGCAAACAAGCCTTTCCGGTTCGATTTCGAGCCCACCTATGAGGACGTGGTCGCCGAAATGGGCGAATTCGAGCCCCGCGAAGGCCGCGGCGGCCCTGGAACAGCAGACGTGAAGTTTGCCATCGCCTGCCCGGTCTACAACTACGAGTCGGGCAAGGTGCAAGTCCTGCAGATCACGCAAAAGTCGATCCTGAAGGAAATCGACCAGATCTCGCAGATGGAGGATTACTCCGAACTGCTGGAGTGGGACTTCACGATCAGCAAGAAAGGCAGCGGCCTACTCACTGAGTACACCGTGCGCCCTGTCCCCCGCAAAAAGGGCAGCCAGGAGCACATCGACGCCGCCTGGATCGAGGCCAAATCCGAAGGCTTCGACATCACCCGCCTGCTCACTGGAGGCAACCCTTTCAAGGCCGCCTGATCGTCTGATTTAGGGCAGCACCTGCTGCCCTTTCCTATTCATCAACTTCAAACAATGACTGAAAGACTTGTCACCATCGTTCGCCGCAGAGTTGTAATCGACGAAGTAGTTATCACAGAAAAAGAATTCAACGAGATAAATAGTTTGAATACCGATGAAGAATGCGAAGTTGCGTACGAACGTTTAACAAAACTGCCGTACGAAACCTGGGAGATTAACGAATGCTATGAAGACGCTTACATTGCTTTTACCGGCGATGTAAGGGCTTTTAGCGACGATCTAGTGTCCCTCTCCAGCAACTGGGGCTCTCTGCTCCCTCTGGAACTGGATTACAGCTCTTACTTCGACAAGCTGCTAGCCCGTTGACATCTGGTATAGAATCCAAAGGGGAAGAACTATTCAAAATGCCTTCAAATACGCAAGACACACTGGCATCACTGCGTAAATGGAGGCTGGAACAAGACAACAGTGGCCCATTCAGGGTCTACAGGGACATTAACGGCAATATCTACCATAGTGTTACACACATCCTGAAGGAAACAAGCGATAAAACCGGACTGGAACGCTGGGAAGCCCGCCTGGGACCCGTAGAGGCAAGCTGCCAACGGGACATAGCAGCCACGCGAGGCAACATGGCCCATTCACAGGCGGAATATTTACTCAAGACCGCCATGCAGCTGGCACGATCCACTGCAAACAAGCGCAACTCCATTCGCTGGGACGAACAGGGCTTGGCGCGTATCCCAGGCCCCATCACCCAGTGGGCATTGAAGCGGGTCCGCCCCAATGTCCCCAGGGTTGGCTGGAGCGCATCCGGCTATGCCCGCGGCCTATCCGACTGGATCACCGAGAACGTCACCGAGATTTTCGCCAGCGAATTCAGCGTGCACCACCCAGCCGGCTTCGCTGGAACCTGTGACGCATTGGTGGGGCTGAAGAATAACGAGCTGGTACTAGCGGACTGGAAGACCAGCGTGGGCCGCAAAACCAAGTTGGACGATGAAGGACTGGAACGCCTACCGCCAGGCCATTCATACATCGATCAGTGCGGCGCCTACAGCCTCGGCCTCAAGCATCTGACCGGCCTCAAACCAACTGGAGCAGCCATCGTGTTGGCACGCCGCTGCGGCAAGCCCAACATTCATACGATGACGCGAGCCGAGCTAGACGAAGCAGAGTCCTCATTCCTGGCACGAGTGGAGCAGTACTTCGAGAACCTGCACTCGCAGCTTCAAGCTTAATAAAAACTTCCGCTCATTACTACACTAGCCGCCGAAAGGCGATACATGCTTGGGGTGTGAACGCTTCTGGGGCAGCTGGGGTTGGCTGCCTTTTTATTGAGCGTTAGAACTGGCGCGTTTGCGGGCGATCCCGGCATCCGCGCGGACGTTTAAGCGGCGCTGCTTAGGCTTCGTACGTTTAACACGCTCAGGATTTAGCAGAGCCCTCTCGTACGCCTGCCATCGGAGCCAGTTTTTGGGTAACTGCTGAATGAGTGCCGCTTCAACAGCTCGGGCGTGGTTCACCGATGCGCACGGCAAAACCGCGATAGCGTCCGCGCTGGGAATGGTTTTGTTCAGCCTGGTAAGTGACCTTGCAACGGCTCGCCCTTTTACGCCGCTGCCTACATAAACAGGCAAACCATCAGAACCCAGCCACGCGTACACGTAGGGCTCGGTCTGATGGCGCTTTAATTCCCGGAACTGCTGAAAGGACAGCAGTCCGGGATTTTGAGTGAACAGAAGCCAAACTTCAGGGATTGGAGCGTGGCTTATATGTTCCGCGTGGTTGGCCTGCATCGGTGCGCTTTTTGCGGGGTTGACCTGGGGCCTTTCGGCTTGTGGGTTTTGTGCGCGCAATTTTTTGCGAATAATTATCCAGAATACCCGACTCCCGTTCCGGGATCAAGCTTTTGGGACATTCAGCACCACCGTTTAATTTTTGGGAGGTGTTCCAGTACGGCACAAGCTCGCGCCACAGCTGCAGCGGGCCTTCTTTGCCGTGCTGCTGATGGAGCGTCAGCAAGTCTGCCCAGTCGGACTCCTCGATGGTGGAGCGTTCAACTGCCCAGCGCAGGTCGCGTAGGTAACGCTTCTCTAGGCGCAGTTGCTCACGTTCCTGTTCTCGTGCATCAACCGCCAGCTGCTTGCGCTCGCGGTTGGTGACCCATTCGCCGTTTGCCATGGTTCCCTATAGGTGAGGGTTTACTGTGTAAGTGTAGCACACCAGGCAAGGCCGCTAGACCACATTGCAGAGTGTAACAAGAACAGGAGACGCAGCCCGGCCAGCTGGTACGCTTACCGCAAGCCCAACACAGGCAACCCCATGGCAAGAACCACCCGCACCCAACTCGACGAGCTGGCACGTGCACTGTCCGAGCGCCACGGCGCCGATATCTGGATCCAGCACAGCGGCACCGGCTACGCGATCCGGCAGACCGTAGGAGGAAGCACCGCTTCTTGGGAGCTGGCAGCCTGCCTCACCGCTAGCGAGGCCAAGCACTGGCTAGCTGGTGCACTGGCTTTCTAGCTGGTGCGTCCACAGCATCCAAGGCCCGGCCCAAGCGGTCGGGCTTTTTGCTGTGAAGGTGAGAGCGGAGAGGTTAGCATTGGGTCAACGGGTTTGTGATCCTAACGTGGCCGATTCTGAGGCACAAGATGTAAACAATGAACCGCTCACCGTGGCGAACGATCCCACTAAGCGTTGGCGCGGTGGCAAGGGTTCATCGGTTCGGATGGATGAGCGGATGAATTTCGCCTATGCGGCAATGCTGGAAGGTGGGACTAGGCGCCAAGTCCTGCAGAAAGTGATGGATCGCTTTGGAGTGTCTGAGGTTACAGCTGGAAGAGATTATTCAGCTGCAATGCAGATTCTTAAGACGGAGCAAATTGAGACTCGCGAGAATCTACTAAACCAAATACAGGCATTACGCCTAGCTACGGTTCAGAAAGCTTTGCGTAAGGGTCAGCTGCAGACTGTGGCGATGCTGCTCAAGGACATGGGCGCTGTGATCGGTGAGGCCGCACCAGAGCAACAGGCGGCGGCTGCCCCACGCCTGGAGATCGTGGTGGAAGACAAGCGGGCCGACGCCTAGCCTGCGACAGTAGACGGCTGAGCAACTGGCGCAATCCGCCTCGCCTCGGCCGTCTCCTGCTGTATTGTTACAGGGTAACGGACACCAACCGCCACCATGAACACCCGCAAGTTCTCTGCCTCCAACATCGGCTACAGCTGCGCAATGCTGTTCACCGTCGCTGGCATCATCTCGATGGGCCTCGACAACGCCACCAGGCTCGAGCGATGCGAAGCTAGCGGCCGCCCGGCTGCCGAGTGCCGCTTGGTCGTGCTCGGTCGATAAGCTTTGCTGATGTTACACAGTGTGACAGCATCACCCACCACGTGCTGCTAGTGTGCTACAGTGACAGAGTCACAAGGCACACCACGCCATGAACATCACCGACCGCAGTTCCAAGGCCGAGATCGTCTCCGCCGCACTGGAGCTGACCGACCACCAGGCAGCCACCATCGAGCGGCTACACCAACAGCAGCGGATCCTCTGGGCCGCAGTCGCAGCGCTCACCGCCTGGGCACTACTCTGATACACGAAAGGGCCGCTCTATGAGCGGCCCTTACTTAGCACCATTCAATGGGGTCCAGGGCCAACCTGGATGCAGCCTTATTCAGGGCCTGTTGGACTCGGTTTGTGCGTGTCGTGTGTCCCGTTCCACGGCGGTTCAGTTTTGCGAGTGGTCCGCTCCCCTCGTACATGTACTATAGCACAGTAGTACAGTGTGTAGCGAGCAATCGTAACATAATGTAACACAATACAGCTGTACTATGGGGGGTAGGGTTCGCGATCGTGCGGGGCGGTACGCCGCTTAGGGAACCTACTGACACATTCTCAATTCTTTCTTCTGTACTACACCGGGGCAGGGGTTCAATTCCTGTAATACCCTAGAAGGTACCCGTCTACTACAAAATGCCCGAATCTGCTGGAGCACTGACCCTTCGCCACGCCCAGGGTCAAGTCTTCAACAGTCGAAAACGCTTCAGAGTGCTGGTAGCTGGCCGTCGATTCGGCAAAAGTTACCTGTCATGCATCGAGTTATTGCGTGGGGCCATCGAGAGGCCGGGCGAAACCTTCTTTTATGCCGCCCCTACATACCGGATGGCGAAAGACATTGCCTGGAAAGTCCTAAAAAAGCTAGTCCCGAAGGCCTGGATCAAATCGAAGAACGAGACGGACCTAAAAATCGAGCTGGTGAACGGCTCAACCATCGAATTGAAGGGCACTGAGAACGCAATGGCGCTCCGCGGCCGCAGTTTGGCGGGCGTGGTGCTGGACGAAGCCGCGTTCATGTCCAGCGAGGTCTGGTTCGAGGTCATCCGCCCGGCCCTCGCCGACAAACAGGGCTGGGCCTTATTCATCTCCACCCCGGATGGCACGGCTAGCTGGTTCTACGAACTCTGGCAATACGCCGACAGCGGCGATGAGAACTGGAACCGCTGGCAATTCACGACTATTCAGGGCGATAACGTCCCACCAGAGGAAATCGAAGCGGCCCGCGGCCAACTCGACGCCCGCACCTTCCGCCAAGAATTCGAGGCCAGCTTCGAGAATCTCAGCGGTCTCGTTGCAGTCTCATTCGGCGACGAAAACATCTCAACCGAATCCGCCGACATTTCCGTACTACCCCTTTTGCTGGGGGTGGACTTCAACGTGGACCCAATGTCGGGCATATGCGCGGTCAAAAAAGACGACACGCTCTACGTATTCGACGAAATCATGATGACTGGTGGCGCGACCACCTGGGATTTCGCAGAAGAGGTAACGCGCCGTTTCGGCGTGGATCGCCGAGTGATCGCTTGCCCGGACCCCACTGGCGGCGCCCGCAAAACCAGCGGCGTCGGTTTAACCGACCACAACATCTTGCGCCGCAGCGGTTTTAGCGTCTCCAGCCCCAAAGCCCCTTGGAAAATCCGCGACAAGATCACCGCCGTCAACACCGCACTCCTCGATGCGACTGGAACACGCCGCACAGTGATCCACCCACGCTGCAAGGAACTCATCAAGTCCCTCCGCACGCTGACCTACGCCCCTGGCACGGGCCTACCAAACAAAAACCTAGGCGTGGACCACGCTTTTGACGCCTTCGGCTACCTATGCCTACAACAATTCAACCTTGCGAATATCGGCACCCTGGGCCAGACCAACTATCGCCTGTACTAACTACCCGTAGACTGAATTATCTGCCATAGCTACATGGCCAAAAAGCCCACCAAAGCGGAGAAAAAGGTCTCCAAGGTGATGCGCGAATACGGCGCTGGAACACTTAAGTCCAGCTCCGGCAAAAAAGTAACCAGCCGCCAGCAAGCAATCGCCATTGCTTTATCAGAAGCTGGCAAATCCAAGCCCAAAACTACAAAAAAGGGGAAAAAGTAGTCATGGCCGCCAAGAAAAAAGGCTTGTACGCCAATATCGACGCCAAGCGCAAGCGCATTGAAGCCGGATCCGGCGAAAAGATGCGCAAACCAGGCAGCAAAGGCGCCCCAACCGCGGCAGACTTCAAGAAAGCGGCTAAGACCGCCAAAAAACCGAGGAAGTAACCATGCCCGCAGTAGCAAACACCGCTGTAGACCGCTACACCAACCTGCTGGAATACACCGGCGGCACCCTATCCGCTGTAGACCAGTGGATGGAAGTTCCCGCCCAATCTTCCAGCTATACCTTTGCTGCCACGGTTACCGGAGGCGCCAACTTCCAACTGGCACTCGAATGTAGCTTCAACGGCAACGGCAACTGGTTCACTATCGATAACAGCAAAACTATTAACTCGAACGGCCAATACGTTTACTTTTACGACGGCAAACCCGCGGCCAAAATCCGTATGCGCGTCGCATCCATCTCATCTGGAACGCCCTCAATCGTTCCCCACATTGCAGTCGGCTATCACGGTTAATGATCCAAACAATCAACGGAGGCTGTATTCACGTCGAAATCGACGCTGAGGACGGCCTCACCCACGCCACATTCGTATTCAAGACCCCACAAAACCCGGAAATTATCGGTGGCTTCGTAACCAAGCTTGTGCAAGGCATCGAAGTGCTGGTACCAATCAACGATCCCGACGACGAGGAGGATGACGATGATTGAGTACCGCGGCGAAAAATTCGAGGGCTACAACAAACCGAAGCGCACCCCAAACCACCCAGATAAATCACATGTTGTCCTTGCAAAACAGGGCGACAAAGTAAAACTTATCCGTTTCGGCCAACAGGGTGTGTCTGGATCACCCAAGCAAGCGAACGAGAGCGAGGCGGACCGCAAACGCCGCGAAGCGTTTAAGGCAAGACATGCGGCTAACATTAAAAAAGGGAAGATGTCGGCCGCTTACTGGGCGGATCGCACCAAATGGTGACTAAATGACCTACTCAGTGCCCGGCCAGATCCGCACCCATATCGTTGCCACGACCTACGAGGGCAGCGGCGACAGCCCCTTTGTGCGTACAGCAGCAGTGCTGGACATGCTGAAGGGCTGGGAAGTGATGAAGGCCGTGACACGCGGCACCGAATATCTGCGTGAAAACAGCGAAGCCTTCCTCCCACTGGAACCACGGGAGGACTACCGCGCCTACCTAAGCCGGGTCAACCGCGCCGTATTTTCGCCTTATACGCAACGTCTAGTACGTGCTGCAGCAGGTTTGATACTGCGCAAACCCATCGCCCTTGAAGGTGACCCCTACTGGCGCGAAATCTTCGCTAGGGACGTGGACGGCTGCGGCTCCGACCTTGACGAGTACGCACGCCGCTTGCTGCTGACGAGTTTGACCTACGGCCACGCGCACACGCTGGTCGACTTCCCGGCCCCATCTGGCGCCCGCAGTTTGGCCGAAGAACGTGCCATGGGCCGCCGCCCCTACTGGGTAGAAGTCGACCCAGCCAACGTGTACGGCTGGCGCCTAGACCGCGACGCCGCATACGGCACCTTGACCCAAGTGCGGGTCTACGAAAAAGCAATCGTGCCGGAGGGCCGCTTCGGCGAAAAAACCTACGAGCAAATCCGCGTCATCGAACCGGGCCGCTACGAGGTCTACCGCCAACGCAACCCACTCCAAGCAATCCAGAGCTACGGACCCGGCTTCCTGGAACCCAACTCCCAAAGTTCGGACTATGAAATGGTCGAGTCGGGCACCTACAGCCTTGGCGAAATCCCGCTTGTAACCACCTATTCAAACAAGGTGGACACAATGGTGAGCCGCCCGCCACTTCTGGACGTTGCCTACCTAAACCTGGCGCACTTCCAACGCCAAGCCGACCTTATCCACAGCTTGCATATCGCATCACAGCCATTGCTGGTGCTTGAGGGCTGGGACGATCAAACGAAGGACATGGCAATAAGCGTGAACTACGCGATTGCCACCCAACCGGGCAACAAGGTTTATTACGTCGAGCCAGCTTCGAGCGCATTCGAAGCCCAATCGAACGAAATCAAGGAACTGCAAAGCCAGATGTCCATGCTGGGCATCAGCACACTTAGTCAGCAGAAATTTGTCGCCGAATCTGCAGACGCCCGTCGTCTTGACAAGGTCGAAACTAACTCAATGTTGGCGGCCGTCAGCCTCGACCTCGAACAAACCCTTCAAAAAGCATTCGATTATGCCGCCGAGTACCTCGGCTTGGAACCGCCCGAGGTCAGCATCAGCCGCGACTTTGACGTAAGCCGCCTAATCGGCCAAGACATTACGGCCATTACGGCACTGTTCGACAAAGGTGTCGTCTCACTGAGCGAGGTTCGCGCAATCCTTACCCAAGGCGAAATACTGCCATCCCTGGAGTTTGGAGATCTTCCTATGGAAGAACCTGACGAGTTCGAATCTCCTACAGAAGTAGACGACGAACTGCCGGAAACAAACGACGATGACACCGAAGATGAGACCGAAATGGAAGAGGCTGGTTCTTCTGCAGTAGACTAGAACTGCACCGTACTACTTCACAGTGGAGTCACTTGCTGAAGTTCTCCAACCGGATGGTTCTACCCGGTGGGAACTGGTCTCGCTAACCGAGGCCTCCCTTCATCCTGAAAAACAGGAAGAAGAAAAGCCGACGAAGCGTAGCCGCAAGGCGACTGTGGAGTCGACCTTCGTAGAACCATCCTTCAAAACCGACTACTAATTCATGGAAGAGCACGTCATTGTGGAGACGCCCGTGGCGACTCCTACCCAGCCCGTGGCTGGAGCCGACACCGCTCCAACTCCCGATTTGAGCGTAGTCCGTGCGGACTACGAAGCCCAAATCAACGCGCTAAAGACTCAAGCTACGGAAGCCGAGGAGCGATTCCAAGGCATCAAATCGAAGCTTGATGAGGTCTACAAACGCCAAGACGACCAGCGCAAAAAGACGCTGGAAGATCAAGGCCAATGGAAAGACCTTTGGGAGGAAGCTAACCGCACCGCCCAAGAAAAGGAGCAGCAAATCGGTGATTTGCAGCGCCAACTTGACGATCTTCGTCAATCAAACGAGAGCGCAGCAATTCGCACCAAAGCGATTGCAGCAATCAGCCATGCCGGCGCCATCAACGCCGAGCAAATGCTCCAGCTGGTACAAAACAATCTCCGTAAAAGCGACAGCGGCAGCGTTGTTGTACTTAACGGCGGCGTGGAGCAAGACCTAACAACGTATCTGGCTACGTTGAAAAACCCCGGCTCAGGCTATGAGCACCACTTCAAGCCGAGTGCTGCTGCTGGAATGGGCGCAAAGCCAACTACAGCAACAGTTTCGGCGTCAGGTGTAGCGAACCCCTGGAAAGAAGGTTCCATCAACCTGACACAACAGATGCTAATTTCTAGTCAGGATCCTGATCTCGCAGCTGTGCTGAAGAGAGAAGCAGGCCTTTAATTAGCGCACCTGTGGTGCTTTACCTAGTCCGTGACTGGGGCCCCGCAAACATTACCCCCAAAGGTGTTTAGAAATGGCCGCACCATTTCAGAACTATTCCGGCGGTGTCCTTCTCGCGGACATCGTCAAGCGCAATAACCTCAGCACCTATGTGTCTGAGGCCATCAAGGATCGCAGCCTCTTCCTGAAGAGCGGTGCTGTTGTTCGCAACAGCGTGCTCGACTCCCGTGAAGGCGGCACCCGCATCCAGGTCCCCGAGTTCAACCCCGTGACTCCCACCGAGGAGATCATGAATGGGACGGCTACCTGGGGTACCAGCAACAACGGCTATCTGACCCCTCAAAAGGTTGGTACCGACACCCAGATTGCAACCATCTGCCATCGTGGATTTGCTTACGCAGTCGACGATATTGCGATGCTTGCAGCGGGCGAAGACCCCATGCTGCACATCCGCAACCAGCTTGCTGATGCAATCAACAAACTGAACAGCGCCCGTCTGTTCAGCCAGCTGGCCGGTCTGTTTGGTACTGCTCTGTCTGCCAACAGCCTGGACCTGGGTGTTGCCGCCGCTTCCGGCGCCGGCGAAGCCAACTTCCTGACTGGCGCCTCTGTGGCCCGTGCACGCGCCCTCCTGGGTGAGCGCGGCGACGAACTGGACATTCTGGTGGTTCACCCCTCTGTGGGCTTCTACCTGTACCAGATCGGCCTTCTGACCTTCTCCACCTCCGCCCTTGCTGCTGCCGGCAGCGTGGTTTGGGGTGGCGGCGGCGTTGGCGTCGGCGCTCGTGCCATCGGCGAATTCGCCGGTTGCCGCGTGATCATGGATCCCCTGGTGAATACCGTTGCCCCTGGCACCGCCGGTCACCAGCGCGAGTTCTACTGCTACCTGACCCGCAGTGGAACCATCATGGAAGGCGTGCAGCAGGACCTGCGCATCGAAGCCGACCGCAACATCCTGTCCAAGCAGGACGTGCTCTCGGTCGACTACCACTCTGCCTACCACGTGATGGGCACCAAGTGGGTGGATGCGGGCGACAACCCGACCAACACCAACCTGGCCACCGCCAACAAGTGGGGCGCCACCTACGACATCGACCTGATCCCCCTGGTTCAGCTCACCGTCAACAGCCCCCTCGACACCACCACCATCTGATAATCAGATTGCGTGTACATCAGGCCCCACTTCGGTGGGGCTTTTTTCTTGGCGCTACACTGAAACAAAGGTGATCTAAGTAGTTGTGCCCGCAACGATCAACGCTACTTTGAGCAGCGCGACGGCGAACAGCTACGTCACTTTGGCTGAGGCCGACTCTTATTTCGAGACCGTCCCAGACAGCGCGAGCTGGGACAACAAGACCACGGATCAAAAGAACCGTTCTTTGATCACAGCCACCCGCTGGATCGACAGCCTGAATTTCTACGGCGACCGTTGCGACGAAGACCAAGCCCTGAAGTGGCCGCGCAATAACTACGACTACGACCAAGTCGAACTGGACTGCTCACTAATCCCAAGCGAGATCAAATACGCAACATTTGAACTGGCACGAGCCCTAGCCAACGACACCGACGCAATCACAGGTAATAACGCCACCACAGGTCTTTACGAGGAAGTCGAACTAGGCGATCTGCGCGTCAAGTACAACACTCGCAGCCAATCCAGCGGCTCAGTAAACAACATCTTCGACGTTTACCCCTGGCTCCAGTCCTACCTAGGCGGCTACACATTGGGCGGCACTGGAACTTACCAATTCCGCATTTACCGAGGCTGATATGTCTTTAATCGACTCCACCTTTTCAGCAATTCCCGGTCCACTAATCCAGCAGTGGGGTGAGACAGTCACTTACATCAAAACCACTACCCCACGCACCTATAACCCAACAACTGGCGCAGTCACTGGAGCCGACACAAATGTGACGCTGAAGGCGATTGTTTCGCCAGTAAATGTCCGCGAATCCGAAGGCTTGTACCAAGCAACCGACGTGCAGTTTTTGATCGGTACCGACGAACTTGGAACTTATTACCCCAGCGAGGCTGATCGCATCCAATACACGCAAGCCGGCGTAACCCGCGAGGCCAAGATCATCAACGTACGAAGCTATCGCGGCGAAAACCCCGTAATCCACACCATCATTGCGAGGCCGCAGTAATGGCACGCAACGAACTGCAGCGTTTAGCGGAAAGCTTGGATCGCTTTGCCACTGCAGCATTTAGTCGCGCCCCGGCCAAAGCCGCCGAACAGGTTGTCGCCGATTTACAGAAAATAGGTCCCGTCTGGAGCGGCAGTTTTTCAAACTCGTGGGTAATCGCCACAGGGTCTCGCCAGACAGAAGGCAATGGAGCGCCTGGCCAACCACAACGTCTATCTGCCCCACTACTTACAGGTCGAGAACTACTTTTCAAACCAGAAATTAAGTACACAGTATTTAACAAGTCCGAATATGCAGCTATTGCGCAAGACCTCGAACCTGGTGTCTTCAAAAAGATCGGCCGTCCACTCAAAACACCAGTAGCTTCCGGCACTCGCTCCGACGGTATCCGAGGCAAAGTCGCATCAGGTCCCGGCAATGCCGAATCCACCGCAGCCCTCGACTGGTTCACAACATATCTAAATGGCGGCAATCTCGATAAAACAGTTGAAGTAGCGTTTAACGCAACGCTACCCAAAAAACTATGAACTACCAAGCGATTAGGGCCGCCGTCGAAAATCCGCTGCTTTCAGCGTTTGGGGCACTTAGCCCTGCAGTGCCCGTCTACTTCGACAACATCACGGCTGCTCCAGCGAATAGCACAACTGAGCACGTCAAGGTAAACGTTACTTTTGGCATCACGAATGAACCGACGCTGACTAGCAGCGTTGACGCAGCTCGCGGCGCGATTGTGATCCGCATTTTCACCGAAAAGGGCCGTGGTCCTGCCCGCAATCAAACGCTTATTACGACAGCCGTAAACGTCTTAGAAACACTTAACAACAGCACAAAAAACAACACGGGCGTATTTTTCCGTGTCGGCGAGATTACAGGCCCGACTTTTTCCGCAGTGGAAGATTCACCGCTGTTTGTTGGAAGAGTTGAGGCCCCATACAGGGCTACAGTTATCTCTTAGAAGTTGAGCCAATAAAACGCTAACCTGTATTAAGCCGGGCAGTGCCCGCCCCCACAAATACTTTTGGTACGCCCTATGGCCACCACTGTTCTGTCCGGCACGTCCGGCGCCCTCTACTACAAACCCGCTGGAACCATCGGAACTTTCGGTGAAGCCGGCGTGAACGCCACCAGCAACACGATCACCGTTGATCCTTTCCTTAACTTCAAGGTCAGCGATCCCGTCAAGTTCCGTCTGGTGAACTCCCAGACTGGCGGCAGCGGCAGCGGCACTCTGCCCGCTCCTCTCAGTGCTGCCACCACCTACTACGTGCTCAGCTACACAGCTGCCACTGGTGCACTTCAAGTTTCCACCAGTGCCGGCGGCACCGCAGTCGACATTAGCGACGACGGCACCGCTGTAACCCCCAACGAGTTTGAGGTTTACTACGCCGACTTCGAGGTTGTGGGCCAAGTCCGCGACTGGAGCTTCGAGGTAACCCGTTCGGAAATCGACGTTACGACCATCGGCCAAACCCCCGGTCAGTACGTCCCCTTCCGTAACTACATCAGTGGCTTTGGTGACGGCACCGGCACTGCCACCGTCTACATGACCAACGAGGCGGCTTCGCTCTCGAACCGTCTGGTGGAAGACGTGCTGCAGCGCCAGCAAGTGGGCGCAGCCTTCAAGCTGTACACCGACCGCGTGTTCACCGGCGGCGCTCTGAGCGAGAGCCTGAGCCGTTCGATCTCGTTCGACGCCGTGATCACCTCGGCCAGCATGAACGTGAACCCCGACGACGCCCAGTCGGTGTCGATCAACTTCCGCCCCTCCGGCGCCCCCACCTTCGACTTCAGCACCTCGGCCTGATAGGCTGCTGGCACAGTTGAATTCAGCACCCCGGCCTAACCGCCGGGGTTTTTTGTCTCTATTTTGCTACAGTAACCTTATAACCAATCAACTGGTATGCCCGTTCCTGTACGCGCCATTGATCGCCTGCGCAAGGCGGCCAACCTGGAGCCAACTAAAAAGACCGTCGAACTGTCTGACGGAAGCAAATTTGAAATGTGGGTAACACCGCTGACGATGGCCGAGCGCGAGCGTGCCGAAAAGCAAGCCAAGTCAAACGACGCCAACGCTTTCGCACTGCAACTGCTGCTCAACAAAGCCCAGGACGAATCTGGCGCGAAGCTTTTCGCAGCCGGTGAAATCGACGTGCTCAAGAACGAAGTGAAGGACAAGGATCTGCAAGCCCTGATGCTTGCGATCATCGTTGACGACTCCGAGCCCCTGGACCCAAAGAACTAAGCGCCGAAATACGCAAGGACAACTGGCTCCTCTTGCAATTCGGCGTCGCCAAGGAACTCGGCAAAAGTCTGCACGAGATCCGCACCACGATGACCGCCGAGGAAATACTCGGCTGGAGCGCTTACTTCCAGATCCTCAACGAGGACCAGGAAAAGGCGATGGAAAAGGCCAAACGCCGCCGCTAACCCGGCGGCTTTTTTGTCGCGTAAACTGAAGTACCAGAGTCCGACACGACGCCGTGGCTGCCTACAGAGCTGATATTGAAATCGGCGTAAAAGGCATACAGCAGCTGCAGAGCGTAACAAGGGAAATTAATACTCTTTCTGCCGGTGTAGACGGTGTAAATAAGCGCCTAGGTGGTGCAGCTCAAAGCATTAATGTTTACAACTTAAATCTGGCAAAAGCATCCGCAAATCTAGCCAAAGTAAATGCTGGAACTATTGCCGAAGCCACTGCTGTACGCCAATATGTCCAAGCTTTAGGTCAAGCTAACGCCGCACGAGATAGACAAAACAGGCTTATCCAAGAGCAAATCGCCTTACAACGAAAGGCGGTGCCGACAGCTAATGCCGGTTTCGGCGTACAAGGTCCAGCTCTTCCACCTGCAGCAAGAGCTGGAGCTGCTGCCCGTGGTGGAATCGGTGGTCGAATTGGCGGTGCGGTAAGTGGCTCCATCATCGGTGGCGCATTTCCGCTGCTCTTTGGACAAGGCGGCGCTGCAGCAACCGGCGGTGCTGTCGGCGGTTTGCTTGGCGGACTAGCCGGCCCAGGCGGCAGCTTTGCTGGCTCCTTGCTTGGCACGCTGATCGGCGATATCGCAGGCCGCGGTCAAGCCATCAAACAGCTTGCCGACGATATCGGCTTCTCCGCACAACAAACCAAGCTTCTTTCTGACGCTTTCAAAGTCGCCAATACAGATGTAGAGAAATTCACTGCAGTAGTCCAAAACATCCGAGGCGTCGGTCTCGAACTCGAGGACCAGGCAGAAGCAATCAAGCTGGTAACACGCCTTACTGAGCTTTACGGCGGCTCTTTTGAAAAGACCGGCAACGCAATTACCAGCGCACTGGAATCCGGCAAGGTAAGCCAAGGCACGCTCAACCAGCTAACAAGCCAAGGCATCAATATCCAAGACGAGCTTGTCAAGAAATACGGCACCAACAGAGACGGCCTACTAAAACTTGCAAAAGACGGCAAGATTTCTGTACAAGATCTGATCGATACCCTTGTCGATCTTGGCAACAAGAGCGGCGAAAGCGCCAAAAAACAGGAAGATGTTTTTGCAGAAGCGTACAAGCAGATATCCGACGCAGCCAGCACTGCTGGTGCTGATATTGCTGGGTCATTTACACAAACAGGCGGCACTCTTGAAGGTGTTGCTAAAAGCATTCAAACCGCTTTTACAAATACATTTAAGGAACTTGTCCGTGGCACTGCAGATTTTATTCTCGGCCTCGGTGAAATTGCTCGTATTGCCGGAGGCGTACTAGATGGTGTAGTCGCAAAATTTACACAGATACAATTCGGAATCCTTGGAGCAACAGCGAATTTACCAGCATTAAATAGCGGTCTTATTGAATTCGCGAAAAATGCTTTTGCTTTCCTTAATCCTGTTGGGACACTAATCGATAAGATTCAAGGCGCAGGACGAAATAGACCGCAGCAGTTCGGTCCAGAAGCTCCAGCAGTAACAGAGGAACAGATACGTAAATTTAGAGCACCCAGCCAGGCTGCACCAGCTGCAACAAGAACTAAAAAACCACCGAAGGGTCCAGAAGATCGCACAGCAACTTTGCGTGCCAACTTAGAAGCACTTATAGCTATTGGTGACGCAGAAGATAAAATACGCGACTTGCGTTTTACAGGGCAGGATGTTCTTGCGGTACAACAAGAGCGCACCAAAACACTTGTCGATATTGAGAGAGATCGAGTAAATCAATTAAAAGAAGCTAACTTTGCTAGTGAAAAAGCATTAATAAATGCGACTGCTGTAGAGCGTTCCATACAAGCCCGTCGTGTAGCCGAAGATCAACTACGCGAAATTGAATTTGACCGCGTACAAAAAGCTATCGAAGCAAAGAACGCACTAGAAGATGCAGTGCAGCCTATTAAAGATGTTGCTATTCAACAGAAAGCACAATTAGAAGATGCCCAAAAATTCAACCGCCTTGTAGCCGAAGGAATCCTTCCGGCAGAAGCCGCAAGACTCATCAACTTTGAGCGCCTAGTCCAGACTCAGCTTCAATCAGTTGATCTTGAAATTGCACTAAAAGAAACTCGCGCAGCTGAACTTGAGGAAGAAATTAAGTTATTAGATGTAAAATCTGCTCAAACAGATGAGACGTTAGCTGAACTTCAAGCACGTGGTTTAGCTGTAAACAAAATCAAAGAAGAAATCGATGCACTTCGTGGCCGCCGTGAAGCCATTGCTGGCGCGGCAGCAGCAGGACCTGGCGCAGCACCTACAACTAGAGAACGCCTACAAAACGAAATCGGCCAACTTCAGGGCCAGTTAAACCAGCTTGTCGACCCAGTCAATCAACTTGTGACTGGCGCTCAGGCTATTGGCGACGCTTTCAGTCAGTCCTTCCGCGACATTATTAGCGGCACGGTCCCAGTCCAACAGGCGCTGTCCAATTTCTTCGGGCAGATCGCATCGAGCTTCCTGGACAACGCGGCCCAGATTATCGCCGCCCAACTTCAGATCTTCGTCTTGCAGACACTGTTGGGTTTTGCCGGCGGAGCAGCAAAAAGTGGTGGGGGTGGCGGACTCGGAAATCTAGTTTCCGGTTTCCGACAGTATTCGCTTGAAGGTCCAGGTTTTACTCCTTTTGCCGAAGGCGGCTTTGTTACCGGTCCCACCAACGCGATTATCGGCGAAGGCGGCGAATCGGAATATGTCATCCCCGCCAGCAAGATGAACGCGGCCATGGCCCGCTATTCAAAAGGCGTCCGTGGCGAGGCAGTTGTTGGCGGCGAAGGTGGTTCCGCCCAAGCTGCTGCAGTCAGCGCTGGCCCGATGGAACCCATCGATGTTCGCTACAGCGTGGAGCGCATCAACAACGTGGACTACGTGACCACCGATCAGTTCCAGCGTGGCTTGGCGCAAGCGGCGCAGCAAGGTGCTGTGCAAGGCGAACGCCGCGCTCTGCGTACGCTTAGTAATAGCCCAGCCAATCGCCGTCGCATCGGTCTCTGATGGAATTTGCCTACGGCCACCTATTAGACGTTGGCCCTTCCGGGCAGGCTGCCCGCTTCCGCTTCCAGAACTACGCCATCGCCCAAAACGTAAGCGGCTACATGTTCCTCGGCTTCGGCTTCGGTGGTGCAGTCGCAACGCTTCAGGGCGACAACCTCGACGCCACGCTGCAGCTACCAAATACAGAGATGACCCGCGCCTGGGCAACGCAAGCCTTGGAAAATCTTTGGGTCGCCAAGGTCACCACGATTTTGTGGGAGCCCAGCACCGGCGCCGTTCAACGCAACTTGTATCAGTATTTCGGAAGCTGCGCCAGCGGTGGCTGGGACGAAACGACGCTACAGATCAGCCTGAATTCAGTACTTGATTCAGTGCAAGCCAACGTGCCAGCGCGCCGTTTGATCCGTAACTTGGTTGGCAATATCCCATTTACAGCTCAACTGCGTGTGTAGTCATCTGATCGGTCGACCCTACGAATACGGCGGCAACGATTGCATCCGACTGGTGATCGACGCCCTAAACGACATGGGCATGAACCCGCCGCCGTTCAATCCAGACTGGTACACAATGACGCCACGGCAGGTGCTGCAAGACTTACGGCGGTTTTGCACTGTGATTGACGAGCCGATCTACGATGGGGACATCGCAATTTTGACAGCGGCTCCGCTTGCTTTTGGGGTGACATGGCAGCAGGGACTCCTCTACATCAACAACCTCAGCAAAAGCGTGGACTGGAAACCGGCGGCGCTCCTTTCAATCCGCCGCTGTTACCGTTTGAAGTCGCGTTAATCGAAACGCTTGGTTGCACCGACGAGGAATACCGAAAGTTTTTGCGTCACGCCGAACTGAAGTCGCGTGTACGACCGGCTGAGTATGAGTTGGTTCCTGATGTTAGAAATGATCCTGCAACGGTTACCGCTTTAGTTGTAAGTCTTGTAGTAGGCCTGGCCAGTACAGCCGTCAGCATCCTGCTAGCACCCAAGGCGCCGACGCTTGAAAATCAGCCGCGGATCCGTAGCCGACAGCTCTCCGATCAGATCGGCCCCACACGCTTCAATCAAACCACCAGCTTCGATAACGTCAGCGCCCTGGCCGAATACGGCCAAACCATCCCCGTCCCATTCGGCAAACGCGACGAAGGCGCTGACGGCAACGATACCGGGGGGTTAATTCTTGCTCCAGCGCTTGTTTGGAGCCGTCTGTTTGCTAATGGCTCATTCCAGTCTTACGAGGGCATTTACGTTGCCGGTCAATTTGGCTTGCCAACCCCACAACTCGGCGGCATCCGTGTTGGAACCACCGGCTTATCTACCCTTGATGACAGTGAATATGCGTTGTTCTGGTCATCCAAAAAGGATGCCAACCGACCCACCACACTGATTGCCGGCACCGCCGGTGCTGGAGCGACTGGCACACTAGGAAGACAAGTGTTTACCGCACCGACTGGTGGTGGCCAGCAATTCAGCCAAGGTTTTTCGCAAGCCTATAACCCGCAAAATCAATCGCAGTTTGGTGCCTACTCACCCATCGAAAATGGCACGGCCTTCCGCTTTAACTGGGAGATCATCGCCGCGCCAGAGGCTGGAACACTAGGCGCAGATAACCAAGAGCAACGCGCAGAGATCAAAGCACGACGCAGAAAGATTGCCGGCAAGCGAGCTGATGTGCTCACCGTCGTTGAGAACGCCACTGCAACAACGAAACTCGCCGTTGGCCAGCCCGGAGTCGGCCGCCAGTACTCAAGGCGGATGGGCATCGTCCGCATCAATAACACGGAATACTCAAGCCGCACATTTGTCAACGTCAGCGTTGGATCGACAGCTGTATTCCAGATCCGCCTTCAAAACTGGGATGACTTTGAACGGAGCGATTTCGCTGATACTGAAGTCAACCTGACCGACCTTGAAAGCGCTGCTGATGCTTGGCGCACCCGAGCTGACGATTTGCTAACGATTGGCTCGCGCTGGATTATCGGTTCAACCATCTGGATCGTTCGTGATCGCGACCCGCAACCTGGTGCGCAGTTCATCAACGTTACGCTCGAATGCACTGAAATCCAGAAGAACCCGCAGATTGGTGCATGCGGTACACGCACGATTAACGAACCACTAGCTGGTTACGACGGCCCCGGATCAGGACCAGGTGGCCAAGATTTTGATCCCGCTACCAACATTGGTACTGGGTTCTTCCCGCTGTGCCGCTACAGCGAAGCCACTGTCAGGCCAGTTCGTCGTGATGCCGATGTCATTGAAATCGGGATCAAAAGCCAAGTGTGGAATCGCGCTAGTGGCCTCACCAATTTCAACACGATCCCGACACCAGCCAAGCTCTTCCGACTGGACAGGAAAAACATCACACTGAATACACCACGACTGGATCGCTACTTTGCGCGCTCCTCGTTTTTCTCTGTGCTGGTGCGACCCGTGCAAAAGTTTGGCGAAGCGGAAAGGGCTTGGGCACGCATCCCTCAACTGTTCTGCGTGTCAGGCACAGCACCAGTTGACCAGTTCAACTTCCTGCGGATACAACCCCGTACAGCTGGCTATTACGAGTATCGGTTTGTTCCTGTTACTGGCGCCGAAGCTGGCCGTGATGATGAATTAAACCAGACCGTCATTCAACTAGACTCCGAATCCGAATCAGCCAACGCCGATACTAATTTTGGTAGCGACTATTCAACGCCCTATGGCGCCTTTCGCCTGAGTACTAGGGGTAAGCGGTTCACGGTCAGTCAACTGGAACGAAACAAGGAGCTGACTACCAACGCAAGTACCGCATTTGTTGGTGGTACGTTCATTCCTGGCTAAAGGTTTTATTCACTACCACTCACCCAGAGATCGATGTCTTTTACCCCGACCGAAGTTGATCTAGCTAGCGTATCGCCGG